ACCTTCTGCTTATCCCTATGCAGTTGAGGGCGCACCGTCTGAAATTAAACAATCAGATTTTGATGATCGTGTAGATATTATTCCAGTCAGTGATCCTAACATATTTAGTATGGCACAACGTGTTATGTTAGCTCAACAAGAATTACAGATGGCACAAGCAGCACCAGAAATACATAATCTACGTGAAGCTTATAAAAGAATGTACGAAGCCCTAGAAGTAAAAAATATAGAACTACTTTTACCCCCTCAAGCAGATGTACCGCCTAGAGATCCTATCAGTGAACATCAAGCAGCAATTATGGGACAACCTATAAAAGCTTTTGAGTTTCAAAACCACGATGCATATATAACTGCTCACGTTGCGTTTTTACAAAACCCTATGATGCAACAAAATCAAGTTGCTCTACAGGCAATACAAGCCAACATACAAGAACACACAGCTATGGTGTATAAACAACAGATCGAACAAACCCTCGGTCAACAATTACCACCGCTTGATCAAATGCAGAATATGCCAGAAGAACAGCAAAAACAAATCATGGATGAATTATCTTTAGCTGCAGCAAATGCTGCTCAAGAAGTAACTGGTCAGCAACAAGCTTTATTAGAGGCGCAACAAAATACTCAAATTGATCCTGTAGTAGAACTCAAGCGTGAAGAAATAGCACAAAGAGCACAGTCTGATGCTTTACGAAGTCAGGTTGATATAGCTAAGATAGAATCTCAAGAGGCAATAGCAGAAATGAAAGTGGCTCAAGATAGAGAAGAAGCTTTACTTAAAGCTGAAAATGACAATAATAAAACGTATGGTCAGATATTAAAAGATGTCAGATCAGCGGATACAAACACAAAAGGTACTTAAATGAATGATACAACTAAATACAAAAAAGTTAGCTTCCCTGCTCCTGACAGAATAGATCTGTCTAAACCAGTAAAAGGCACAACTGTTTTAACTAAAACGAACAGTGATATTTTTGGTCAAGGTCAAACAACTGTTAAAGGTAAAGGCGCAGCAACTAAAGGTATAAAATTTAACACCAGCCCTAGCGGAGTAAGATAATGGCAAAACCAGGACTATATGCAAACATAAACGCAAAGCGTAAACGTATAGAAGCAGGCTCTGGAGAAAAAATGCGTAAGAAAGGTGCGAAAGGTGCACCTTCAGAACAGAACTTTAAAGATGCAGCAAAAACTGCTAAAAAATCACACGGTGGTGTTCATGGCGGTCAGAAAAAACTAGATAAAAATAAAGATGGTAAAATATCTGGTGCTGATTTTAAAATGATGAAAAATGGCGGAGAATTTTTAGCAGGCAACTCAAACCGTAGAAGAAGTAGAAACGGTGGCTAAAACTAAAGTTAAAAAATCAAAGCACAAAGGGTGTGGTGCGGTTATGTCTAAACGCAGAAAAACAACTAAATACTCATGAGCGATTCACCAGACGAGTTTGTATACAGGGCTACCTTAGATAGAGTAATAGATGGAGACACTTTTGATTGTATCTTAGATCTAGGGTTTGATGTCAAACTACATAAACAAAGAGTCAGGTTAGCAGGTATAGATACACCAGAGTCTAGAACAAGAAACTTAGCAGAAAAAGCACTGGGTCTTAAGGCAAAAGAAAGATTAATAGAACTTTGTGTTGGAACATTTAAAATCAAATCACTAGGAAAAGGAAAGTACGGAAGAATACTCGGTATTCCGTACACAGCAGATGGTGAAGATATATGTCAAAAACTTATATCAGAAGGGCATGCTGTAGAATACTGGGGCGGAACGAAAAATAAAATATGGGGTTAATACCATGGTCATGAAAAGCAGCAAGATGGGTGCTAAACGCAAAATGTCAAAAGGCGGAATGAAACGCAAAATGTCAAAAGGCGGAGCAAAGCGCAAAACAACAAAAAGAAAAAAGAGATAAGTGTCTCATCTCATCAGTAATATCCCGCATTTTAAGTGCTGGGTAAGAAGAGAGTTTACACATAACCACGAAAAGTACCACGGCGAATATCTTCACGCAATCGCTATAGCAGTTAACACGATACCTGATAGATCCTTGAGTTTTCAAGTTGTATTTACAGGAGAAGAAAATAACTGCGAAGACTGGGACGAAGGCAATATACACGGTGGTGCGATGTGGGCAAGGATGCCCATACAAGCTCTAGTTGCTGATGTCCCTAGTGAAGAATATCCAGTTCCAATGGAAGATCATTTAGCTCAACCATGGGATTGTGAATCAAGAGATCATTCAGTTATTGTTATGGACCGAGTTTCTTCATCACCATGGCTTTGCAAAATTGATGGAAAGTTTTATAATGGAAAGTATATGTTTACTGTTGATTATACTGGCAATGATATAGCTGATGACCCAGCTCAACACAAACAGTCTCATGTACTTTATATTACAGAAGATTGTGAGTGGCAGGGTAACTTCGTAGCACTGCCTAATAATAGGGTGAGAGCAACTAGCCCAGCACTCTGGGTTACTGGAGAAGGCGCACCAGATTTTCGACCATCTCAATGGACACACTCAGCAGAAGGACATGAAAGTTATACTGATCCTTCAGTAACATTTAATAATTTATACGACGAGTAGATTATGGCAGAATATCAAGGTAAAAAAGTAACACTTAACAAACCAAGAGGTTTACGTCAAGGTGAGCCAGGATATGGTAAAAAACGTAAAGTAGTTTTTGTTGGTCAATGTAGTAGTGGCGGTAACAAAGTTAAACGTATTACTTTCGGCGATGCTAATTTAGGTATGCATAAAAACAGTAAAGCAAGGAAAAAATCTTACTGTGCTCGTAGTGGTGGAATTAAAAGCGACAGATGTAGTGCGAACTACTGGGCAAGAAAAGACTGGGACTGTTAAATGGATGGACTATATATAGTTGAAAAAACTTTAAGGGAGTTGCGTCAAAGACAAGATGAACTTACAGAAGTATTAAAAACAGGAGGAGTCCAAAACTGGGAGGGGTATCAAAGAATTCTTGGTGAGCTATCAGGTCTTAGCTCAGCTGAGAGAATTATAATAGACCTGCAAAATATAAAGGAGCAAAACGATGGCATCTGAAACAACAGAGTCAACACGCACTCCCATACCTGATCATATCGAAAAGGTACGAGAGATAAAAAAGGAAGAAGAACCCACTCAGGAATTTACTCCTGAGTCGATACAAGAAGACGAATCAGTAGCAGAAAAGCTACCTGTTCCAACAGGATACAGGATGCTGATCTTACCTTTCACACAAAAAGCAGTTACAAAAGGTGGAATACATCTTGCTGAGTCTTATGTGGAAAAAGAAAGATTAGGTACTAATGTAGGTTTCGTAGTATCATTGGGACCAGATGCTTACAAAGATAAGAACAAGTTTCCGAATGGCGCTTGGTGCCAGGAAAGAGACTGGGTTATTTTTGGAAGGTACGCAGGAGCCAGAATCAAAATTGATGGTGGTGACTTGCGTTTATTAAACGATGATGAAATACTCGCTGTGGTTAATAACCCAGAGGATGTGGAGTAATCACGCAAAAGGAGAAGACCCATGGCAGAATCCATGCAACAAGTAGAAGAAGCTGTTGATCAAACAGTAGAAGTAGAAGTAGAGGAAGCAACAACTGAAGAAGCAACATTGCTTGAACAAGTTGAAGTACAGCCTACAGAAACTCAACAAGAACCTGAGAAGGATGTATCTGACGAACAAGAAATAGCAGAATATAGTGAATCAGTAAAGAAAAGAATTAATAAACTAACCTATAAAATAAGAGAAGCAGAAAGAAGGGAACAAGCAGCAATAGAGTACGCTAAAGGTGTTCAAGAAAAACTCAACACATCCCAAGCAAACCTTTCACAAAAAGATCAAAATCTTTATGATGAATATTCAGCTAGGGTAGATACTCAGTTACAATCAGCAGAAGACCGTTACAAACAAGCACACGACATAGGCGACACGGACGCTATGTTATCTGCTCAGAAAGATGTAGCAAAACTTGCTGTAGAACAAGAAAGTCTAACGAGAGTAAAACCAGAACCCAAAGTTCAGGAAACTCCTGTAGAAGTTCCTCAAATTCAACAACAGCAGCAACCTGTAGCTCAGCAACCTGACCCAGACCCTAAAGCCCAAGACTGGGCAACTAAAAATAGTTGGTTTGGTGAAGACTTAGCAATGACTACAAGTGCTTTTGCTTTTCATAGGCAATTAGTTGAAAAAGAAGGATACGATCCAGCCTCTGATGAATATTATTCAGAAGTGGACAATAGAATGGCGAAAGCTTTTCCACATAAATTCAATAATGGTGGAGAAGTTTCTCAATTAAATAATAACATGCAAGAACCTGTGGCAAACTCAAGTAGAGGTACGAGAGGAAAAGCAGGGAAAGCACGCACCGTCAAGTTGTCACCAAGTCAAGTAGCAATAGCTAAAAGACTAGGTGTGCCTCTTGAAGAATACGCTAAACACGTAAAATAGGAGATAAAAATGGCTGATAAACAAGAAGAAATCACCACAACGGATCGAGCTCCTCGATCTGCAGATACACGAGATAGTGAAACTCGTCTTAAACCATGGCAACCCCCGTCTTTATTAGACGCACCAACGCCACCAGATGGTTATGTCTATAGATGGCTTAGAGAATCTATGGTAGGAGTAGAAGATAAAGCGAATATGTCAAAACGTATTCGTGAAGGATGGGAACCAGTGAGAGCTGAAGAACACCCTGAATTTGAAGCCCCAACTGTAGAGGATGGAAGACATATAGGTGTAATCGGAGTAGGTGGGTTAATACTCGCAAAGATGCCTATCGAAACCGTCAATCAACGACGTGCATACTACAAAAAGATGGCTGCAGACCAAATGCAGGCAGTCGATTCGAATCTTATGCGTGAGAGTGATAGCAGAATGCCTATTAGTCAACCTAATAGAAATTCTCAAATCACATTTGGTAAAGGAAATGATTCGTAAGAATTATGAATTTAAATTTTAATATAATAAAAAAGGTGAAAATAAATGGCAAATGTAAATAGCCCAAATGGTTTCACACCTGCTTATCATATGTCTGGTGGTACTATAAGACCTTCTGAGTTCGCAATCGCAAGTGGAACTAACGCATCTATCTTTAGTGGTGATGTTGTTAATCTATCAAGTGGTTTAGTAATTCAAGGGACTGCAACTGGTGTACCTCTAGGTGTATTCGGCGGGGTGGAATATCAAGCTACCGACGGTTCGGTTGTCTTCTCGAAAGTGTGGACAGCAGACGTTGTAACTTTAGGTGCTGCAAATGCGAAAGCGTATGTTTATTCTGATCCAGATATTGTTTATGAAGCTCAGTCAACTGGGACTCCTACACAAGCATCTATTGGAACAACTAATACGATTTCAACAACTGCAGGTGATTCTAACACAGGTCGATCAAAAGAAGGTGTAACAACTACAACTTCTAGTGGTATTGCGACAGTAGTGGGGTTTGTAGACAGACCCGATAACGCTATTGGTCAATACGCTAGAGTGTATGTGATATTCCCTACTTCTGTATTCGGCAATAACTAAAAGGTGAATAATAATGGCAATTAATAGAGCGCAATTAGTAAAAGAACTCGAGCCAGGACTGAATGCACTTTTTGGTCTCGAGTATAACCGTTACGAGAATGAACATGCTGAGATTTTTGACACGGAAGCTTCAGACAGAGCGTTTGAAGAAGAAGTGATGTTATCAGGCTTTGCACAAGCTCCTGTAAAAGGGGAAGGTGCAGCAGTCACATATGATGCAGCTCAAGAAACTTTCACATCTCGTTACACTCATGAAACAGTAGCCCTAGCCTTTGCATTGACTGAAGAAGCTATCGAAGATAATCTCTACGATACTCTTTCTTCAAGATATACAAGAGCTTTAGCTAGATCAATGGCAAACACGAAGCAAGTAAAAGCTGCAAACGTGCTTAATAATGGTTTCTCAACTTCCTTCCCAGGAGGAGACGGAAAACCTCTCATGACAACTGACCACCCAACTTTAACAGCTGGCGATCAGTCTAATGAACCAAGCACAGGTGCTGACTTGAACGAAACTTCGTTAGAGAACGCATTGATTGATATTTCTGCATTTAAAGATGAAAGAGGTATCAAGGTAAATGTACAAGCTAGAAAGCTGATCGTTCCACCACAATTACAATTTGTGGCTGATAGAATATTAAATTCTCCAGGAAGAGTGGCTACATCGGATAATGACATCAACGCTATGAAGAACATGGGAATGTTCCCAGAGGGTTATGTTGTTAACCATTATCTAACTGATACAGATGCATTCTTTATCAAGACTGATGCCCCTAATGGTCTAAAGCACTTTGAAAGAGCTACAATGACAACTGGTATGGAAGGCGACTTCGAAACTGGTAACGTTAGGTATAAAGCCAGAGAAAGATATTCTTTCGGCTTTAGTGATTGGCGTGGAATCTACGGATCTCCAGGTGCTTAATCGGGAAGCTTAGCTTAGGAAAGGGATCTTCGGATCCCTTTCTTTTTTATATAGATTACTATAGAATAAATTCGACTAGGATAAATAATTGTTCTATATACTGACCTAGCAGACTAGCCGAGAATATAGAACTTATTTCCAAAGGAGGAAATTATGGCAAATTCGACGTTTAATGGACCAGTCAGGTCCGAGAATGGTTTCAAAACCATTGATATTAATTCAACAACAGGTACTGTTACTGATGGTTTAGTAATAAACGCTGATGGTAATATCTTTACTGATGATGGTGGACATATTCAATATGTTGCAGCAGCAGGTTTTGGACCAGCTGATCTAATCGTAGGTAAAGGAGGCAGTCAGTACGCTACAGCTAACCCTTACGCAGAAAGTGCAACACAACTATTTCCATTAGGAGCTAAGTTGGTTTACGGTAATAATGTTTATCGTTATGTTGGTATTGGTGGAACTGCAGTAACAGCAGGTAAACTTTTACAACAACCAGCAGTAGTTTCTGATCATGCTAATATGGCTGCAACAGCAGCAGTAGCAGCAGGTGAAACAGCTATTTCTGTAGAAACAGGTGGTACTGATATTACTCTTAACCAATATGCAAACGGTTATCTTTGGGTAAATGATGTAAATG